ACCGTAGTGACGAACTAGGAGTAACATATGAAGATGAAGCAGATTGCTGACAAGGCTGTGAAGGGTCACGAGAAGCGGATGCACGGCATGAAGGCTGGCGGTCCGACCTCGCTCGACATGAAGAAGTACGGTCGCAACATGGCGCGTGCGATGAACCAGCGCGGCAAGTCCCGTGGGAGGGGCTGACATGAAGCACGACAAGATCAAGTCGAACCCGGCCCCTTTGGGCAACAACGGCTATCCCCAGACCGACATCGGCAAGAAGGGTGTCATGGTCAAGGGTCGTTGGCCTGCGGGCACCGAGATGAAAAAGTACGGCACCATGCGCGGTGCTGGCGCGGCTACGAAGGGCAAGAAGTTTCTTGAGGACTGACCGTGAACTACGCTGCGCTCGTACAAGCCGTGCAGGACTACTGTGAGAACAGCGAGAGTTCGTTCGTCGCCAATATCCCGTTGTTTACGCAACTTGCTGAAGAGCGTATCTACAACTCGGTCCAGATCCCCGCACTCCGCAAGAGCCAGACGGGCAACATGACTTCTGGCAACAAGTACCTCACGTTGCCGACCGATTGGATCGCTACGTTCTCTATCGCGGTCATCGACCCTGTCACGACGGCGCAGACGTTTTTGCTCAACAAGGACGTCAACTTCATTCGTGGCTCGTATCCGAACCCGAACACAGCCGGGACGCCTGCTCACTACGCGCAGTTCGATGTGAACACCCTCATCTTGGGGCCGACGCCTGACGCAAACTACGGCGTGGAGTTGCACTACTACCACTACCCGCAGAGCATCGTGACGGCTGGCAATACATGGCTGGGTGACAACTTTGAGTCTGTTCTGCTCTACGGAACGCTGCGTGAAGCGTACCTCTACATGAAGGGCGAGCAGGACATGATCAACTACTACGAGCAGAAGTACGGCGAGTCGTTGGTCCTGCTCAAGCGTCTGGGCGACGGTCTGGAGCGCCGTGATGCGTACCGTTCTGGTCAGGTCAGGAGTGATGTCGTATGACTATCGGAGCAATTGGCGGACTCGGGGTGGTCAAGGTCTATACGACCGAGAACCGTGGGTTCACCGCTGAAGAGATCGCAGACCGCGCTCTCGACAAGATCATCTATGTGGGGGACAAGAGCCATCCACTTGTCTCTGCGCAGGCCCACGCATTCAAGGACAACATCCGCAAGGTGCTTGTCCACTACCTCGATGAAGCCCAGCGCAATGAGCGCATGACCATCCAAGCCCGTCTCCGTGAGACCGGGTACCCTGAAATCGCAGATTTGATCGGAGAACTCTGATGCCGGTCGGGGTGTCAACTTGGCGAACTACTGGAATTAAGTGGTGCCCTGTTTGTAAAACAGAAAAATCACTGACTGAATATTCCATAGTAAAAATTGGTAAACGTAAGGGACATCCAGTAGGTGCGTGTAAAATATGTAGGTCTGAATTACATAAAACAAGAACTCGTAAAGATCCTACTGTTTACGAAAGAATAGAATGGCCAAGCAAACTAAAAAAATACTATGGTATAACAGTAGCAGACTACGAAAATATGCTACAAGCGCAGAGTGGCAAGTGCGCTATATGTAAGTCAAGTACCTCTAGTTCTAGGAATTATAAACGGTCCCTAAACGCCAAATTTGCTGTAGATCATTGCCACCAAACAAAAAAAGTTCGCGGGCTTTTATGTACAAAGTGCAATAGGGCTTTAGGCTTATTGAACGATGACGTAGAATCAGTACTCCGAATGGCGGAGTACTTAAAATTATCTAAGTCAAATTAATTTAGGAGAACTTCCTTGCCAATTTCCCAAGCAATGGCGACCTCTTTCAAGGTCGAGATCCTCAACGGTATCCACGCTTTCGGCACTACGGTCACCCGTGGTGCTACGACCCCTGACACCTTCAAGATCGCCCTCTACACCTCGTCGGCCACGCTCGATGCGACGACCACCGCGTACAGCACCACGAACGAAGTGGCGACGGGCGGTGGCTACTCTGCGGGCGGCAACACGCTGACAACGATCGCTCCGACCTCGTCGGGCACGACGGCCTTCCTCGACTTCAACGACACGACGTGGTCCACCTCGACCATCACGGCGAACGGTGCGCTGATCTACAACAGCACCCAGTCGAACCGTGCGGTTGCCGTGCTGGCCTTCGGTAGTGACAAGTCGTCTTCGGGTGGCAACTTCACCATCCAGTTCCCGACTGCGGATGCGTCGAACGCCATCATCAGGATTGCGTGATGCGTCAGCCCGCGATGGAATGGCGTCCGACTCTTGATTCGTGGCTGCTCCGCGTGGAGTCGCCCGTCCCTGAGTGGATGGTCAAGCGATGCGTGGACTTCATGCTCAAGGTTCAGGCTGCTCGTCGTCTGGGACTCAACCCCGGCGACACGCGGGATGACCTCGACGCGAGCGTGAAGGCCCTCAACGAGGGGCGGGTGAGGCAATGGGCTGCTGGTCCGCAGATGGACGGCAGCGGTGACATCGAAGTTTTCCGTGCTACTCAAGGCACGAACAAGATCATCATAGGAGTCTGACAATGGCTGCGACTTGGAGAGCAACGGGCGGCGCTATCGCCTACGCATCGAGCAAAGACATGCTCAATGTGTTCAACGGAACTTCGTCTGCGCGGATCATCCGCGTATATCGCTGCTACTGGTTCAATAATGGAACCACGGCGGTGACTGGCGTCCTCACGACCGCGCAGGTGCGTCGCATCACGGCAGCGTCTGGCGGCACGGCGGTGACCCCGGTCAAGCACGACACCAACTCCGCTGCGCTCGATGCCAACACGACCTGCGGCACCAACCAGACGACCACTGGTAGCGACATCTTCCGCCGCTTCCTGTTCGTCAACGAGGAACCCATCGTCGGCGGCACCACGCAGGCGAACTGGCTCACGCTCGTTCCGTTCGCGGAGATCTGGAACGCGGGCTACGGCGACACCAACGTGGAGCCTGTCACCTGCCGTGCCACGCAGGGCCTTCAGTTGTTCCATTCCGGTACCTCTGCGGTCGGTACGGCTGACCTTGAAATCGAGTTCACCGACGCGGGAACCTGATTCATGCCTTCATTGCGCCACAAGACCTGCGGCCATGAGTGGGTGGTGGAGCAGGAGTTGGCAGACCGTGTTCAGCAAGATTTGAACGGCGGGGTTGGCGGCTACTCTCCGCCAATCACCTGCCCATCTTGCAAGGTTCAAGGTCGGTATGTGCGCTTCGAGGTCGTGACGGAGGCCCCGCCCGATGCCTGAGACCTACTACCTGCGGATGAACGCGGTGGATGTGCGTCCGCTTGAGGACGCGCTGCTCGCCATTCAGAACACGGCAACGGATGCTCGCGCCTACTTTGAGGTGGTATCGCTGCGGGTGTCCCCTGCTGCGCCTACGAGCGCAGGCCCCGCTGGCGCAACGATGGCCAACAGATCGGGTTCGCTTTCCATCTACCGCGTGAGCGCGGTGACTGGCGGCGATACGGTGGCGCCCATCAAGATGGACACCGCTGATGCCTCGTTCCCGTCGCAGGTCACGGTGGTCAACAACCCAAACAGCGTGACGACGACGGCGCTGTTCCGTCGCATCAACGACTGCCCCAACTTCTCGACGCAGAACATCACGATGCTCGGAAGCCGCACTTATGGCGGCTCGCTCGTCACGCACCAGAAGGCGCATTTTGCGGATGTGTGGCGCGGCGGCGAAAGCGTCGATGTCGAACCCATCATCATCCGCGCTGGCGAAGGCATCGCGCTTGTGCAGGAGCAGTTCGGCATCCCGCACTCAATGATTGTTTCGGCGGTTGTCACGAACACCGCTACGAACGCAACCTATGTCTGTCGCTCCACGGATGTCGGAACCGACCGCACCATCGGCGGTGCGCTGTACGCGATTATGAACGGCAGCGGCTCCGGCGTGACGCTGGCGGTCAAGTTGATGTTCTTGCCGATGGACGGCGAGGCGACCCTGACGCCGCCGCTGCGCCTGTGCCGCATGGACGGCCTTGCACTTGACGGCGATGCTGTTACCCCCATCAGCCCAGACACGTCCAAGACCGCCCCGAGCAGCCTCAAGGTCACAAGCGGCCCGATGCAGATTCGTCTGCCCGGTGAATGGCAGTCTGATTACTACACAACCCACGGCACGGCGTATGGCACGGGTGGCCCTAACGCGGCGTGGCTCAAGGCAAACCTTGATGCTGCTGTGTTCACCCGCAAGACATATACCCCGCTTTTCCCTGATGTGGGCATTGGCGCTGCCATCGGGATGCAGTCATCGACGATGAATGACTGCTTGATGTTTGAGGCCGATTCCGGCTTTGGCATTGTGGTCAAGCCGGGGCAAGGGCTAGCGCTCGTATCGGGCCGCACGGCGAACTCGGGCGAGTTGCCGCTGCTTGGGGCGTCGTCCACCTTCCACAACTACGACATCGAGGCGACGATCCTCTATTACCCGCCTCCGGCTGGCGGTGGCAACACCTACTCTCGCTCTCGTGTCGTGAACAGGTAACCAATCATGCTGCTTCAAAGTACCGCTCGGGACCTGATGGTGTTCATGACCGACTCGTCTGACCATGTGACGGGCAAGACTGGCGCGACCCTGACCATCAGCCTCTCCAAGAACGGCGGAGCATTCGCGGCCATCACGCCCACTGTCACCGAGCGCGGCGATGGCTGGTACAGCCTTGCCCTGACTGCGACCCACACCAACACCATCGGTGACTTCGTCCTTCACATCACCGCAAGCGGTGCAGACCCGACCGACCTGAGAGAAGAGGTCTCTGCTGCGGTTCCTGATGTAAACGTCTCCAAGATGAACACTGCGACCCTGTACGGCAGCGGCACGTCTGGAGACCTCTGGCGCGGAACGCCGTGAGTTCTTTCTCGACGTCGGCGTTTTCGACGTCGGCGTTCTCAACTTCGGCTTTCGACCTGCAAGCCGGGACGGTCACCGTCTCGGTCACAGGACTCTCTGCGTCAGCCATCCTCGGGAGCGAAACTGTCCTCACGGACATGGTGTTCCCCGTCACCGGGGTGGTTGGCACCACGACCCTCGGTTCCGTCACCGTCCAGACTGGCGGCGATGTCATCATCTTCGTCTCGGGGGTCGCAGCAAGCGGCCTGCTGGGGTCTGTAACCGTCCTGACCAACGCGGTCATCCCAGTCACTGGGGTGGCGGGCACTACAGCCCTTGGGGAAGAGGCGGTCTCCATCAGCGCCACGGTCAATGTCACCGGGGTGGTTGGCACGACGGCCCTCGGCAACGAGACGGTCATCACCCAGACCACGGTCACTCCGACCGGGGTGTCTGCCACGGGGTCGATTGGCACCGTCTCGGTTATCGGGGTGGCCGACTTCTCGGTCACCGGGGTTCTGGGTACCACCGGGCTGGGAACGGTCTCGGTCGCCATCGACATCGATGTCCCGGTCTCTGGGCTGTCCGCAACAGGCGAAGTCGGGTCGGTTCTGGTCATCGGCGGAGCCACTATTCTGGCAGACGGGGTCATGGCTACGGGGTACGTTGCTACGCCCAACATCTGGGGTATCATTGACGACAGTCAGGGGTCGGTCTGGGTACCCGTAAACGATTCACAAAGTGGGGGCTGGACCCCTGTCAATGACGCCCAAGTGGCGAACTGGAGTTAGAGATGGCGAGTACCTACAGCACGAATCTGGGCTTTGAACTCCCCGGTACTGGTGATCAGGCGGGTACTTGGGGCATCACGAACAACACCAACATCGGTACTCTGATCGAGCAGGCCATCTCTGGCTATGCGACTCAGGCTATCACCGATGGTGCAGACACCGTCATCACGATCCCGAACGGTGCCAGCGGCGTTGCCCGCAACATGACCCTTGAACTGACGGGTGCGCTGACCGCAGCGCGGAACCTGATCGTCCCTGCCAACCGCAAACTCTACTTCATCTTCAACAACACCACGGGCGGCTATGCCGTCACGGTGAAGGTCTCGGGCCAGACGGGCGTCTCCGTCCCCAACGGCCAGAAGATGGTGCTGGTGTGCAACGGCACGGATGTCGTGACTGCCGTGACCTACGCGGCTTCGATGAGTGTGGGTACCTTGGCCCTTGCTGCGGGTACTGCGTTGCTGCCCTCGCTTGCCTTCACGGGCGACCTCAACACGGGCGTATGGAGTCCCGCCGCCGACACGATTGCGGCGTCCACGGGTGGGTCGGAGCGGCTGCGGGTAGACAGCAGCGGCAACTTCGGCATCGGCACGGCGAGTCCGTCTGAAAAACTAGAGGTTTCCGGTACTGTGGCTGGGGCGTTGACAACTCGTATCGTCAACCTGTCGAGCGATTCGGCTGCGGTGACGCGGCTTGCGATGTTCACGCAGGGTGGCACTTGGAATATCAATGCCGCGAGAACTGACTTCAGCCTATCGTTTGCAACGGGCAGCACCGAGCGTATGCGCCTCGACTCCTCCGGCAACCTCGGCATCGGCACGGCGAGTCCGCTTGATAGGCTTCATGTTTCAGGCGCGATGCGGCAAGTGTTTCCCTCGGCATTTGCAGGAAGCGGAATTATTGGAGCG